ATGCCCATGTACCGACAGCAACACTAGTATGTCCCGTATCTTCTGCGTCTAAGGCTCTGAAACCTATGGCTACATTATAATCACCCGTAGTAATTGACGTACCTGCATCATCTCCGACAAGTACGTTGTAGTTGCCGCCAGATTGAATGCTGTTACCTGCGTTGACACCAAAGCGGACGTTTGAGGTTCCGGCTGTTGGAGTGGATAGAGAGCCATCTGAGGCTATAACAAAACGAGAAACATCAGCAGTAATAAAATTTAATTGATCCGTTGAAGGACTAGAGATTCCAAGCCCTGCGTTAAATCTTATAGACGCAACGGTAGCGTTACCCCCATCACTTACTGTTAATTTACCGCCAGCAGTTACATCAGAATTAAACGTAGCCGCACCCGCTGCTGACATATCAAGGGTGAGGGCTGTAATTTCTGAGCCACCATCATTACCCATAAATATCATGTCTTGGTCTGAGGCTTCAGCTTTAATATGGAAATTACTGCTGCTTCTGAAGAATGATCCGTAATGTGTTCCGTCATCTTTCAGCAAAACACCATTACCAGAGCCTTGAGTGTCTGCATCAAGGATGATCTCGCCAGCAGCATCAAGTGTTATTTCTTTGCTAGAAACTAACTGTAAATCCTCTGACCCTGCTGTGGTGTTGAAGGTAATTTTTCCTTCATCGTTGTCACCACTGTGTCCAAAATTGATTGCAAGAACAGAAGAACTGCCTCCAAGAATGCTAAACTCTGTATTGTCATCGTCTTCAACAGTTAAGACTGTTCCAGATGTAGCACTTGCTCCACTTGATGCTTTTACAAAAGCTCCTGTAATTGCAGCAAACGTACCATCAATATCTACATTATCAAGGTTAGTAGTGCCATCTACGTCTATATCGCCTGAGATGTCTAACGTAGCAGCATCTAGCTCACCAGTAATTGTAAAGTTGCGAATGCCTGTGTAATCTTTATTAGAATCAAGTATAACAGCCTTAGAAGCTATTGCAGTTCCTACTGCTGTGCTACCAAGGTCTAGTGCGTTAAGTTCGCCTACAACGGCTGTAATGCCATCAAGCACGTTAAGTTCTTCAGGAGTGGCTGTAATAGCTGTAGTAGACACTGCTGCCAATACAGGCAAAGTACCGCTTTGGTCAGGCAAGCTAATTGTTCTATCAGCAGTAGCGTCTACACTTGTAAGCGTAGTTTCTGAAGCATCCGCTGTAGCTCCTTCAAAGATTACAGCGTTGTTTGCAGTCATCTGTACAGAGTCTACAATAGTAGTAGTACCCGCTACAGACAAGTCTCCAGTAATAGAAAAGTTCCTAACGCCTGTAAAGTCTTTGTTAGAATCCAACACTACCGCTTTAGATGCAATAGCTATACCTACTGCTGTGCTGCCTAAGTCCAGAGCGTTTAACTCACCAGTTACGGCAGTAACACCGTCAAGAATGTTTAGTTCTGCGGTTGTGGATGTAACTCCGTCTAGGATATTCAGTTCAGCAGCGGTAGACGTTACGCCATCAAGGATGTTCAGTTCTGCCGCTGTGGACGTTACGCCATCCAGTATGTTAAGTTCTGCGGTTGTACTAGTTACACCGTCAAGTATATTTAGTTCAGCGGCTGTGCTTGTGACGCCATCAAGTATGTTGAGTTCCGCTGCCGTAGACGTAACCGCTGTGCCATTAATAGACAGTGCGTCAGTTTCCAACGTACCGTCAATGTCAGCATCGCCTGAAATGTCAAGAGATCCCGCATCTAGTTCTCCAGTAAGTGTAATGTTACGGAAGCTAGATACATCTTTATTTGCATCTACCGTTACAACTTTACTTGCTACTACTGTGCCTACAGAGGTTTCAATGTCATTTAAATTTAATTCAGCAGTTGTAGCTGTTATACCATCTAGTATGTTTAACTCTGCGGCAGTGCTAGTTACTCCATCTAGGATATTAAGTTCTGCTGCGGTTGACGTAACACCGTCCATAATGTTTAGTTCTGCTGTAGTTGCAGTAACTCCGTCCATTATGTTTAACTCAGCAGTAGTCGCTGTGACACCATCTAATATATTGAGTTCAGCAGTAGTGCTAGTTACGCCATCTAAAATGTTTAGTTCAGAAGCAGTAGAAGTAACACCATCTAGGATATTTAGTTCTGATGCGGTTGACGTTACGCCATCTAGGATATTTAACTCAGCAGCAGTAGCAGTCACTCCGTCCAGAATGTTAATTTCTGCGGCTGTAGAGGTAATTGCTGTACCGTCTAAGTTAATAGCGTCAGTGTACAGCGTGCCATCAAAATAACCGTCCTTAAACTCTAAGGAGCTAGTACCAAGGTCTACGTCATTGTCCGTTACAGGTGCAATAGCTCCGTCAGCCATTGTAAACTGTGCAGTACCTGCGGCACTAAAGGCTAAGGTGTCCGCTGCGCTAAAGAACAAACCAGTGTTAGTGTCGCCTGTGTTTGTTATGGAAGGATCACCAGCAGTACCGTCAGGAAAAGAAACCACACCTGTAAACGCTGGACTAGCAATGTTTGCCTTGGTTGCTGATGCAGTTGCGATATTATCAAACTCTGCATCAATCTCAGAGCCTTTGACAATCTTATTAGCATCACCAGATACTAAAGAGTCTTTAGCTGTAAAGTTAGTTGTCTTTGAGTAATTTGTCATACTAATTTGCCTATAAGTGCTTCAGTCTTTAATTCCTGTATTGACAAAGACCTTCCGTTAATTGTTGCGTCTACCCCAATAGTAGCTACTGCGCCTGATCCTGTTGATTTTACTTTAGCGTCTTCTACAATAATAGAGGCGCTGTATTCTGCTTCGCTTGTGTTGTACTCAGCAATCCCGTACTCTGCTATATTAGAGTTTGATATTGTCAGTGCTTGCTTAGTGTACGCTTCTGTGTAGTCGTAGCCCCAGTTAAGAACAAGACTACTGCCTTGACCGCCAATAACCTTAAAGGTCAATTCTTTAAGTATTTTAAGTCTTGAAGGATCACCGAAAGCCAACGGCTGTGTGTAATACTTCATTGTGTAAGGGCTTGTGTCATCTAAGTAATCATTATACTGATTTATGCCCTTTGCTGTGCCTAAGTACACAGTTCCATTTGACGCTATAGTTCCACAAAAGATTTTAGTGGAGGGCCAAGTTGTTACACGGTTGCTTCCGTCCTCTAGCGTACCTCTCATATCAAAGCAGTACACAATAGAACTGGAAGGATAAAACAATAAGTAAAAAGCATGTTCCGGGCTGTATACTGACTTAATGTTACCTGTCTCTGCGCCTGTGTAGTAGATTATATCATCCCGTACATTTTTAGACACATTGCCAATAGGGTTAGATTTTTCTTGGATAGTCCTACCTAAGCTACGCACACCTGAGTCGGATAAAAATATCAGGTCTGTTCCTGTGTCCTGTACGCTGTCTCTGGCTATGCAGCCAATACCTGTAATAACATCAGACAACACCATGCTTGCAGGAGCAGATGCGCCTGAATACAGTAAGATACTTTGCTTACCAAAGATAACTAAAAAGTTGTTAAACTCTCTAATAGCTACAATTTCATCAAAGCCTGTAGGCCAGACTGTAGTTAGGTCTAAAGATCCTGACGTACCTCCTGTCCAATCGTCACCGTCTAATGTGTCTGAGAAAAACAGAGTATATTTATTACCTGTCACATCTCCTGCCCATAGACGACCAAAGGCTGCACAAGCCTCATTTGCGTCAGGAGCGTCTGAAGACAGCACTCCTATAGTCCCTGCGCTTGTAGTGTATTCTAGTGCGTCGTGTCCTCTCTGAAAGAAATAAGCGTCACCGTTGAATGAGACAATCTTCCAGTTGTTTGCACTGACTGTCATACTGTTTGTAGCGTCAGTTAACGTGGTAGTACCTGTGAATATCTTATTGTTACCTGTAGAAAAAACGACAATGTTACCGTCGCGTTTAGTAAACTCAAAGATAGTTTCTATACCAGCACTAGAGCCTAAAGCAGTAGTTGCGCTAGTAATTTTATCTATACCCTGTCTAGCACCAATCCTACCAAACTTATCAATGACAGCATTCTCTGCAATGGATGCAAAGGACGAATCTTGGTTAACAGGAGAATCCTGAGTGTTTAACCCACGAAACCCCGGCGCGCCTACGTATATGCTTTGTCTTTGTTGCGCCATTATGGGACTCTATAGATAAATTCTTCAGGGTTCTTATATGCGTCTAGCGCAATCTCGTCTGATAAATGACGGTCTGCAATGAGGAAGTAATCTTGTGCAGTCGTGCCGCCTGTCTCTCCGCGCTCTCTTGCCAGTAAAGCAACTGCAAGGTGAACGATAGGATTAGAAGGCACTGCAGTCGTGTCTGTGTCATTGCTTAGTGCGCTTTCCCTCGCTATTAAGTCAAAACGTAAAGAGTATGTACCGTCCGGTGTAGGGTACAATGTAACTTGTGTATCTTGTGAACTATCTACACCTGAGTAAGTAAAGTATGACGGTGCACCGCTAGTAGACCCAGCGTTGTATACTGCATTATTTACCCATGTTGGTGTTTGATAGGTAACAAAGAAATTAGAGGTGTCGTTAATGACACTGTATATTTTAACACGTTCTCCAGCGTTTGTCAAGCTATATTCTGAAGTTCCTGACGATGTTGTGACAACTACTGTAGTCCTAAGTGCAGACCAATCATGTGCGTTTTCTACCTGTGTCTTTGCATCGTTTACAAAGTCACCTACCATCTTAGAGTACGCTGTGTTAGCTACTGCCGACACTTCATCTTCACGTAAGCGTCTAAGTACGCTGTTCACTAATGTTAAGTATTGTGTACTCATCCTATTATGTTCCTAAATAAACTGGGTGCAAACTCTGGTGTTTGGTACATAGTTGCTCTTTGTACTGGTTGAGGTGCTTGGTATGTAGGTTTGAACATGTAGTCTTCAAATAAAGTTTTAGTAACTCCTTGTGGTCTTAACATTCCTGCTGCTAAACCCACCGCTAATCCTGCTCCAGCGCCTACGCCTGATCCTGTGCCTGTACCATCTCCACTCCCATCGCCACCACCGTCATCGCTACCATCGCCTCCTTCCCCATCATCACTACTGTCCCCACCAACGCTACTATCCCCGCCAGCGCTACCGTCGCTATCACTGCTGCTACTACTGCCGCCTCCGTTGTTAGTGCCTCCTGTATCTGGAGTTACTGGAGTTACTGGAGTTACTGGAGTTACTGGAGTTACTGGAGTTACTGGAGTTACTGGAGTTACTGGAGTTACTGGAGTTACTGGAGTTACTGGAGTTACTGGAGTTACTGGAGTTACTGTTCCTTCATCAATTATTTCAGGAGTGCTTGCTGTTGGTTTTTGCTTAAAATAATCTGTTAAGTTAGCAACCCAAGAAATAGCATCAAGAGCGTTAAAATCTGAATCAAATACGTCTGGAGCAGGCGGCCCTTGAGGTAGAGTTTGATATACTGCAGGGCCACCTGAAAGCCATTTATCTAACTCTCCTTGTAAAGCAGCTTTAAGATCAGGATCTGTTTCTAAATTAATAGCTTCTTTTAATTGAGCAGCTATAATATCTGTAGAACCTGTTTCTTCTCCTGTATCATCAACTGAACTTTCGTTTCCACTTGCCGCCGCGCTTGCTTCTTCCCCGGCTCCTTCATCAGCATCAGCGCCTTCATTAGCACTACCTTCAACGCTGCCGCCAGCACTGCTTTCTGTTGTAGTTTCTGTTACTTCTGTTTCTACTTGTTCTGGAATTTCTGGAGCAGGTACTTCGGGTTCAAAAGGATCTTTATACTCTATATTAACTTCAGATATTATTTCTGTAGGATCAGCTGCCGGAGGTG